AACAAAAGCAGCATCAGCAGGTGTTTCTGAATCTCTAGGGGGTGCTGTATCTGCTGGTCAAGTTGAAGTCTATTTTAAACAGTTTGAAAAACTGGCAGACGGTCCGGTTGAACAATTAAGAGACAAGATGTTAGAGTTTCTTAATGTTGTTAAAGAATCCCCTAAAGGTCTTGGAGAAGCTAATTTAGAAGGTTTAAATCTTCTTCAAACGATAGATGCTGTCACGCAATCTCTTGGTCGGCAAATAGCTCTTACAGATGGATCAGCACAGGCTATTAAGGACTCTGCTCAAGCAGAAGCTGACCTTCTTGATGAAGTTGAAGATCTTTATGCTTTAATGAGTAAAGAAGAAAAGGATCGTGCTAAAGCTCAAAAACAAGCTGCTAGACAAAGAGTTAAAGATGCTAAGACGTATGCTGCTGGTGAAGCAGCTATGCTTAAGATCCTTAAGAAAAAGGCAGACGATAGAAATAAGGCTGAAATAACCTTCCTCAAAATTATGCAAGCCTCTATGAACGAGAGGCAAAAGGGACTAGATGCAGAGCAAAAGATAAACGACCTTGTTGATAAGCGCCGTAACTCTATGCTTGATCAAGGCGATTTATTAAAGCATGAGGTTTTCTTAAGAACAGCTTATAAAGACGAAACATACATACAAGAGAGACTTGAGCAGAAGAAATTAGACCTTTATATAAAACAAGCTGATTTAAACGAGACTCAGGCTGGCCGTTTAAGGGCTGCTCTTAACTACTTAGTTGATCAAAAACAAGCGTTAAAAGATCTTAATGAGCAAGAAAGTATTAGGTTACATCTTCAGAATCTTCAAGTTAAAGCTATAGAAGAGTCTCCTGCTGGACAAGCTCTTAGGAAGTACGGTGCAAGAGGAACAAGATCTGACAAAGATCCAATCTTCGGTACTGGTTCCAGAGAGGGTAAATCTATATACTCTAAAGCAAGTAATAAAGCGATAAAAGAAACTATAGACCTCACCAGAGAACTAAGTGACGCACAGAAACAACAAGTAGCTATAGCTGATAGTGTCTCTGGAGCCTTTGGTGACTTCTTTATGGGTCTGGTAGATGGAACTACATCAGCTAAAGACGCCTTCAGATCTATGGCTGCTGACATCATACAACAGCTTTACAGGATACTTGTTGTTGAACAGCTAGTACAATCTATTTCTGGTGCTATCACAGGTGCATTTACTCCTGCTCCTTATGCTGGTGAAGGTACTGCCCCACCCGTAGCTCCTAGGGGTAATCTACTTAGTCTTGACGGTGGTGGGTACACAGGATCAGGCCCAAGATCAGGTGGCTTAGACGGTAAGGGTGGCTTTATGGCTATGCTACACCCCAGAGAGACTGTAGTAGACCACACTAAAGGTCAGGGTTCTGGCGGTACAGTAGTGAACCAAGTATTCAATATCTCAGCTAATACATCAGACGATACTAAGAGACTTGTCACTCAGACAATAGCACAAGCCTCACCAGCTATCATCAATCAGTCCGTAGGTGCAGTTATGAACCAAAGACGTAGAGGTGGTGCAATGAAATCAGCATTTGGATAAATTATGGCTATAAGTTACCCTCTTAATACACCTACAACTATTGGCATAGAGAGTATTGAACTACGTGCTGTAAATGCTGTAGCTGTCTCTCAGTCTCCCTTTACTTATAAGCAACAGGTTATTTCCCATCAGGGGCAAATCTGGAGTGCCTCAGTTAGTATTCCCTCAGTGCGTAGGGATCTAGCCGCTGAATGGAAGGCTATGCTGGTAGCTCTTAAGGGGCCTGTAGGGACATTTCTACTAGGAGATCCTGACTATGTTACACCTAGAGGTACAGTAAGTGGTACACCTACATTGTCAGGTAATGCAGGGGATGCTACCCCAACTATAACTTTGACAGGAACACTTCTAGCTGGTGACTATATTCAACTAGGTACAGGTTCTGCTGCTAGATTGCATCAAGTCTTGGTTGATAGAACTGCTGGTACTAATGTTGAATTAGAGGTCTGGCCTTCCCTTAGAAGTACATACTCAGGAGAAACCGTTATCTACAGTAGTCCCAAAGGTGTCTTTAGGCTTGGGAATAGCACTACTTCTTGGTCTATAGATAATGCTAGTTTCTACGGTATATCCTTTGATGCTATAGAGGCCCTACAGTAAATGTCCAGAGTATTACCAACATCAGTAGTTGATGCCTTAGATGATGATGTAGTTTATCCCTTTTTTGCTATTGAAATGAACTTTGATGGGGATGATGTCTTGCGCCTGTGGACAGGTGTAGGCACTCTTAACGTACAAGGGGTTGACTGGACAGGTGCTGGTACTCTCTTAGGAATATCTGCTGTAGAAGAAACTACAGAGACTGCTGCAAGAGGTGCAGACATTACTATTACTGGGCTACCCTCTGAAGTATTAGCTTTAGCTCTCAGTACTCCCTATCAAGGCAGAACCTGTAAGATATACTTTGGCCTATTTAAAGCTGCTAAGATAATAAAAGAAGACTCCTCTTTCTTACTACTAGAAGATGGATCAAAGATATATTTAGAAGACCTAAACGCTGGTTTCACTGAGATATTCTGTGGTTATATGGATCAGATGAACATTGCTGAAGGTGCTGACACAGGGTCTATCCAAGTTAAGGTTGAGAACAAGTTGATTGACTTAGAAAGAGCTAGAACAGCTAGGTACACTTCTGAGTTTCAGAGGTCTAGGAACATAACTGGCGCAAGTACAGATGCTGGGTTTGATTTTGTAGCTAGTATGCAAGACCAGAAACTTGCTTGGGGTAGGAGTTCTGAAAGCTAATGGGTAACTGGTTCACAGAAAACACAGGCATAGACATTGATCTGTTAGATAAGGAGTCTAATCTTGGTGCTGCTATTAATGCAGCAGTTACCTTTGCTGTTGCATATTATATAGGGCCAGCGGCAGGTTCTACACTAACAAGCCTTCAATTTGCTACTCAATCCGCTGCGATAGCTTATGGGGCTACTCTTGGGGCGTCAGTATTAACTAAAGCCTTAATGCCAGAACCAGAGTTAAGAGGTGGTGACCAAGGTTACCTAATAACTCAAAGAGGCTCAACTATGCCTCATCAGATTATCTATGGTAAAACTAGAATAGCTAGTGGAATAGTCTTCCAAGGGATTACAGACAATAACAAATATCTACACACTGTATTAGCTTTTGCTGGACATGAAGTAGAAGAGTTTGAGACTATCTATTTTAATGATGAAGTTCTTACTCTAAGTGGTAATAACGTTACGGCTCCAGCTAAGTATGCTGGTAAGGTTAAAATCGTTAAGAAGCTAGGTACAACTACACAAACTGCTGTTACGTCCTCTGACTTAGGAGGGGTCACACCACCTTCACAATGGACAACGGATTGTAAACTATTAACCACAGCTTATCTTTACGTTATGCTGGAATATGATGCGGATGCATTCCCTAATAACGTCCCAGAAATTACAGCTATAGTTAAAGGTAAAAAGGTTTATGACCCTCGTACAAGTTCTACAGTTTGGTCTGACAACCCAGCCTTATGCTTAAGAGATTACATTACATCAGGTAAAGGTGGAGACAACACAACTGTCTATAACTATGGTATCAGTGAGGATATTGAAAGTGTAGATGACTCTCTTGTTACTATAGCAGCTAATGTCTGTGACCATCTAAACTATCCTGTTCTGTCAGGTGGTACTAGGTTCTCTCTTAATGGTGCATTCACTACTAATACTACACCTTACGATGCTATACAGAACTTATCTACAGCTATGGGTGGTCTTCTGTGGTATGCTCAGGGTAAGTGGAGAATGAAACCAGCCTACTACACAGACCCAGTATTAGACCTTAATGAGGATGACTTAAGATCAGGTATATCAGTTGGTACTCGACACTCAAGAAGAGATAACTTTAATGTAGTCAAAGGTACATTCAGAGGCCCAGAGAGTGACTATCAGCCATCTGACTTCCCTCAAGTACCTATTCTTAACTCAACTACTTATAACGCCTTCCTAGCTGCTGATGGTGGTCAAGAGAGTGTAATTGACTTGCAGTTACCTTTCACAGACAACACAACTGAAGCTAGACGTATAGGACTTATAACCTTAGAACGTAATAGGCAGCAGCTTAGTGTACAGGCCACTTTTGGTCTTAAGGCTTTCCAAGTTCAAGTGGGTGATATTATACGTCTTAGCAACACAAGATTTGGATGGACTAATAAGGAGTTTGAAGTTGTCACTTGGGACTTTGGTATACAAGGTGACTATGACATCCTAGTAAATATGTCCCTTAAAGAAATCAGTGAGTCTGTTTTTGATGAAGTCTCCGATGGTGCAACATACGAGAGTGACAATACAACCTTACCATCCCCATTTGACGTACCACCTGTAGCTGTAGCTCTTACTCAAGACTATAGAATTATCAATGAGCATGTAACTAACGTACTTGTAGTAGATGTGTCAGCTACAGCAGTTGAACGAGTAGACTACGTTGAAGTAGAATTTAAGAAGTCTACAGATTCAACTTATAGTGTGTTAGGCACAGGTGACTTAGGTAGATTTGAAATCTTAGACATTGAGACACCTTTAGCTGGTGCAGCAGGTACTATAGCCTACGATGTTAGAGCTAGAGCTATCAATGCCTTTGGTGTCAAAGGTACATTTACAGATGCACAGAAGACTGTAGAAGCTGATACTACTGGCCCCTCTGCCCCATCTACATTTTCTAAGCAATTATCTGGTGGTACTCTATTCTTTAGCTGGACTGCCTCTACTGACTTTGATCTGTCGTATTATAAACTGTGGCATAGCTCATCAACTACAGCATCATTCACTGATGGTTCAGCCCAAGTCATAATCAATAAGGTTGCTAGACCA